TACAAATCCACGCTCTTCACCAATCCCTCCGACAAAACGGAGAGCCTATCAGTGGCGGAGTTTTACTCCGGCCTCAGCGATACAAAATCGCCGATTCATTGGTGGATTATTGCTCCGGCGTTCTCAACAAAGCCGACAGTTCCGAAGAGTTGATCGCCGCAATGACCGCCCGCTATCCAGATCTGGGCATGGGTGTTGCACTAACCACCGGCGCCAAGGTTCTGACCGGCGAAATGAAATGGGGCTGAAGCGAACATCAGCCAGTTTAGGGTGATGGCACTCTAAATCTCTAACGAAAGAGAACGGCCGACTGTTGTTGGCCGTTCTCTTCTTTATGCCTCACAAAGACTCTCATGCCCAGAAGCCGCACCTGTTCCCTGGAAAAACCTGTCGACCGGACCTCCACGCCGCGCGGCTGACTGTCCAACAAAACGTTGAGACCCTGCGTGGCGCAGTCAATTTGCATGCTGACCATTCCGACACCAATGTTGCAGCCAAATCTGTCAGAGTGGATGCACTCACTGAGAATGCCGACAATCTGTCCATCCGCATCGCGCACGTCCAAAGCGTGTTCATACGACAAGATTGGCGTGCTCTCTATGACATACCCAACACGCTTGCGCTTTACGCCCTCTGCCTTGATCTTCGCCAAGGTCGCTTTGCCAACAAAGTCGTCGGCCGGTTTAAGGTTCACCAGTTTACCCAGGGAAATCTCAAAAGGATTGCAAGGGTTCGTCTGCAATCGTCCATCCCCACCGACTTAAGAATTTTCAAGTATTGAAAGGTGATTTCATGTTTCATGGCACGAATTTGGCTGTCCTGTCGGCTGTTGCATGTGCGCTGGCTCTGGCGGCGGTGATTGCGTTTGCCCCGCCTATTTGAGGTGGGACCAGCCAATGTGCGCGATGTGTCTTACATTGCGGGCAAGCTGCGACCTGCCGACCAGCGGGAAGTTTTCTGCCAGTTGCCGGCCGATGCCAGCACCTGGGACATTGGCTATATCTGCACCCGGCCCGGAGCCAGTTTTGTCGCCTATTGGAAAGGCAGGCCGGTGATGGTGTTGGGCTTTGATGCCATTACCCTTGCCGGGAATGCGCTGAATGCCTGGGCGTTTGGCACAAGAGACAGCTCTTACATCATGGGCGATCTGACGCGATGGGTGGTCGACACATTGTTGCCGGACTGGCTTCGCAATGGCGTTACGCGCATCGAGGCGCGCTCCATCGTCAGCCACAGCACCGCGCATCGCTGGCTGAAAACCATTGGGGCGGTAGAAGAGGGGCCACTGACCGGCCTTGGTCGGGATGGCGAGGATTTCATTTTATTTGCATGGCACCGCAACCGGCTGGAGCAGACGCTTCGGCTGGTGGGCCGATTTACGGAGACTTTCAAACATGTGCATGTCGAAACCGAAAATTGCGAAACCAAAACCGTTGCCAACGGCACCAAGGCGCGATGAAGAGGCGTCTCTGGTTCAGGATGCGCGCCGCCGTGCACGCAATGCAAGAGGCGTTGCCGGATCGGTGTTCACATCTGCGCTTGGGGATGTCGGTTTTGGCCAGAATGTAAGCCGCGCGACACTGCTGGGACAGAGCGCCTAGATGGGGGTGGTGGAAGACCTGCTGGACAGGCAGGCCGCCCTCGCCAAGGAGCGCTCCCAATGGGAGCAGCATTGGCTGGATGTTGCTAATTATGCATTGCCGAATGTCGATCGGTTTGACCGGATGTTCAACTCTGGTGCAGGCCAGTTGGACAGTTGGGCAAGTGGCCCCAAAGGGGCTGACCGGGCACGCTCGATCTACGATACCACCAGCCTTTGGGCAGTGGATCGGGGGGTTGCGGGCTTCATGTCGCTGATTACACCGCAATCGGAAAACTGGCATGGCATCGCCAGCGCCGAGGTGATGAGCGATGACGTGGATCATGCCACCGAAGCATGGTCGGACCGGTTTGCCAATTATCTGCACAAGATGCGCAACAATCCGCAGACCGGTTTCTGGGTGGCCCACAAATCTGCCCTGCGCGCCATGTGGGCGCTTGGCACTGGTATCCAATTTGTCAGCGAGAATTTGCAACGGGGCGCCGATGCGCCGATGTCCTATCGCTATGTGCAATTATCGGAGAGTTATCTGGCAACCAATTATGAAGGGGTGGTCGATACCAATTTCCGTTGCTTCACCAAAACGGCCGCACAATGTGTGACCAAATGGGGTGCGCGGTGCTCGGTGGATGTGCGGGCCAAGGCGGCAGATGCCAAAACCCGCGACCAGATGGTTGAACTGGTGCATGCGGTTTTGCCACGGGCCGAGCGTGGCTCTGGCCTCAACACAAGACGCAATGCGGCCTGGGCGGAATTTTACCTTGAGCGGCGCAGCAAGCATGTGCTGCATGAGGGCGGCTACAATGCCTTTCCCTATGTGGTCTATCACTGGAACCAGATGGGCCATCAAGCCTATTCGGAGGGGCCGATGGCGCTGGCTTTGGCCGAGGTGAAAAGCCTGAATGCGTTGTCAAAGGATGCGTTGATGGCCTCGCAGCAGGCGGTCAACCCGCCAACGGCCAGCATTGATGACGGGTTTGGACGGGTGAATTTGAACCCCGGCAAGAACAACCCTGGCCTGATGTCAGCGGAAGGACGGCTGCTGGTGCAGCCAATTGTGACGGCGCCGCGTCCGGACTTTGCCGAAAGCATTTTGAACATCAAACGCGAGCAGATCAAAGAAAGCCTTTATGTGAATCTGTGGCAGTTGTTGATGAATTCGCCTGGCATGACAGCTACCGAAGCGCTGATCCGCGCGGAGGAAAAATGCCAGTTGCTGGGGCCTGCAGCTGCATCGCTTTATACGGGTATTGCCCGTCTGGTGGATGTGGAAACTCAGTATCTGGCAGATCGTGGTGCGTTTGAGCCGGATCAGCTGCTGGCACTGCCGGATGCGTTGCAGGGCAAGGATATTGCTGTGCAGATGGACACGCCACTCGACCGGATGCGCCGCTCAGGCGAGGTCACCGGCATGCAACGCACGCTGGAGTTTGGCGCAAGCATTGCGCAGCTCAAGCAGGATCCGAAAATTCTGGAGAAATTCAACGCCGACACCATGCTGGATACGGCCCGCAAGGTGTTTGGTGCGCCCGCAGGCATGTTCAAGACCGAAGAAGAACTGGCCATTGCCCGTGACGAGGCCACACAGCTGGAGCAGATGATGCAGGCCATGCAGTTGGCGCAGGCGGGTGGCGCTGCTGCCAAAGCTGTGGGTGAGGGCGCGCGGGCAATTGAAGGATCGCAAGGTCTGGCTGCCATGGCCGCGGCATCGCAGGAATAGCCAGGATGATCAAACTTAGAGGGCTGTTTGCATGCGGCCTGCGCAGAAGCGCGGCTGCGCGGCTGTTGCTGGCCGGTGCGTATAGGCGTGTGCTGGTGACGGGCAATGCCTCCCAGCAGGACCGGGATCTGGTGCTGACCGATCTGGCCAATCAGACAGGATATTACCGTGTTTCGACGGCAGAGACGCCGGACGGGGATTTGAGATTTGCAGAGGGCAAGAGGTTCGTGATGGCACGCATTCTCCACCATCTGCGGATGCCGCGCGAACTTCAGCAGCAGTTGGAGGACGCGGCACGGCAGGAGCAACTCACCAACACAGAAGAGGGTGAAATATGATGGACGAAACAGCTTCCGGTGCTGCCGGGCAGGGCGCTTCTCCAAACAGCATGGGCGGTGACAACGGATCTGCGACCGCTGCGATTGCTGCAAATCCTTTTGACGGTCTTCAGGCAGAAGGCAGCCGTGACTGGATTGAAAATGCAGGAGTGAAAGATGTTGAAAGTCTTGTGAAAATGGCGCGCAATTCCGAGCGTTTGATCGGGAAATCGTTCCAGAAACCGGGGCCGGACGCAACGCAAAGTGAGATGGACGCTTTTTATGAGCGTCTGGGCCGTCCAACGGAGGTGTCGGGCTACGAACTGACACCGCCTGAGAACATGCCGGAAGACCTGCCATACGACACGGAATTTGCAGGGAAATTTGCAGAAACCGCGCATAAATTTGGCATGTCTGCTGAACAGGCCAAGGGTCTTCATGATTTCTATGTTCATGAGATGGTCGGCGGCTATCAAGCCGGTCTGGATGGCCATGTTGCCCAGTTGGAAGAGCGCACCAGTGCTGCCACAAGCCAGCTTGAAAAAGACTGGGGTGCGCAGCAGGGAACGCCGAAATTCAATGAGCAGGTGACCCTGGCAGACAGGGCCATACGTGAGTTGGGTGGAGACACGCTTCTGGACGGGTTTGAAGCAGCCGGCATGATTGGGCCGCAAGGTATTATTCTCAACCCGGCCATTGCCAAGGCGATGGCCAATGTGGGGCGGGAATTGTTTGGCTCATCTGGCGGGTTGGCAATGGGGGGCAGCAGTTCTGCCGACAACCCGTTTGCCAAGGACAGCCAGAATCTCACCCAGCAATCTGAACTTCAGCGCAATGATCCAAGACGCGCAAGGTCTCTCATTTTGGCGGCGGGCCGAGACCCGTCCAATTGGGGCCTTTGATTCAAGGAAAGTCGTTACTTATGGCACAGACACAAATTGCGGACCTGGTTACACCCGAGGTCTATCTGAACTACATGCAGGAAGATTATCCGGAACGAAACCGCCTGTTGCGCTCCGGAATTGTCGTTCCGCCCCCTGAAAATGTCCAAAGCCAGATGAATGCCGGTGGCACGGTGATCAACATGCCATTCTGGGATGATCTGGGACGGGGAGAGCCCGATATCATGTCGGATGATCCGAACACCAGCGCAACGCCTGACAAGGTGAGCGCCGACAAGGACCAGGCGGTGAAGCATTTCTGGCATAAATCCTGGTCGAGCATGGATGTTGCCGGAATGGTGGCGACCGGCCGGGCGAAAGACCCGGTGCATCAGGTTTTGAGCCGTATGGCGACCTGGTGGGAATCGGCTGAACAGGGCGCATTGATCGCCTCCACCAAGGGTGTGTTTGCGGATAATGCGGCCAATGACAGCGATGACATGACTTACTCGATTTACAGTGATGTCGTTCCAAGCTCGATTTCGGCTGCCAATCGCATTTCTGGCGCTGCGGTGCGCCGGGCCCGGGTGACGATGGGTGACTATATGGACGAGTTTGCCGCCATTGCGGTGCATTCCGTCGTCTATGTGAACATGGCGGATAATGATGAGATTGAATTCATCAAACCATCTGACGCCACGGAAATTGCCATGTTCCAAGGTATGGAAGTGGTGGTGGATGACCGTATGCCGGTGACCGCTGGGAGCAATTCTCCTTCCTATACCTGCTACCTGTTTGGCCGAGGCGCATTTGCCTTTGCCGATGGGGCCGGGGCTGATCTGGTGGCCTTTGAAACCGACCGGGAACCGGCAGTCGGGAATGGTGGTGGTCAGGACACGGTGCATACAAGACGTCATGCCTTGCTGCATCCGCGTGGTGTAAAATTCACCAGTGCGAGCGTTGCAGCGCTTTCCCCCTCATGGGCGGAACTTGCGGCTTCGGCGAACTGGGATCGTGTTTACAATCGCAAGAACATTCGTCTGGCTCAATTGGTGGTCAACGCCTGACGTCTGGATCGAATGGCCAACTGGCTGTGAACAAATGTCTGGCATTGTCCAGACCAGACCAGACGGGGTCGGCATGTTGCCGGCCCCTTTTTTATTGGAGATTTCAAAATGGCAAAATCAGCAAGTGGTGCGCCTGGGATGGCACAATTGAAAAAACTGATCGCCTGTGAGCCTGATACTGCGCGCGCAGCGCATTTCCGGCGGGCGCTGGAGGGAACGGCCCCATTGGAGGCGTTGACCGGCAGGAGCGATCTGCAGCGGGAACAGCGCAATGCCCTGATTGACGCGCTGCCGCCGGTGAAACCGGTCAGCGCCACTTCCAAAGCACAATTTTCCGGAATAGGAGACTAGGTCATGCCTTCCAGTCTGGCTGAAATCGATGTCTGGAACATGGCGCTGGATATGCTTCATGAAGCACCTGTCTCATCACCCAGTGAAGATACCAGTGTGCGCTTGTGGTTCTCCCGCAATTTTGGCCAGACGCGAGATAGTGAAATGCGGAAATTTGCCTGGAATTTTGCGCTGACGCGGGTGCAGCTTGCTGCCAGTGTCGAGGTCCCGGCGTGGCGGTGGCGCTACAGATATGAATTACCGGGTGATTGTTTGCGCATGATGGCCCTGCGGCAGGACGGGGCGTTGAATGGCGCACTGATATCCTACGAGCTGGAAGGTGATGCAGTGCTGACTGACGCGCCGGCACCGTTAAGACTGCGCTACATCAAGCGCGTCACAACAACCGGTCTTTGGGATGCGCTTTTTGTAGAAGTGGTGGCAGCCAAACTGGCGGCCAAGATGGCCCATTGGCTGACTGGAAAAAGCTCCTATGTGCAAATTGCAGAGCAAATCTATCAGCAGACCTTGCGGGACGCACGGCGGATCGATGCGCTGGAACAGTTTCAGGAAGATCTGGATCAGAACAACGTCATTCTGGTGCGCGGCTGATGAGTGTTTATCCGATACAGGCCAATTTTACCCGCGGTGAACTGGGGCCCCGATTGCATGGCCGCACAGACCTTGATCATTATCGAGCCGGGCTGGTGAGTGCGTTGAACTGGCAGGTGATGAAGGAGGGCGGGGTGCGGCGGCGTGTCGGCACGTTGTTCGCCGGTGCGGTCAAGGACAGTACCAAGCAGGTTCGGCTTGGAAAATTCGAATTCTCGACATCGCAAAGCTACATTCTGGAATTTGGAGAGGAATATATTCGCTTCTGGACGAATGGTGGCCGGGTAGAAGTGAGCAATGTACCGGTTGAGGTTGCAACCCCGTATCAGGAAGCTGATTTGTCCAAAATCCGCACAGCTGGTGCCGGTGATGAAGTTTACATGGTTTGCGAAGGGTATGCTCCGCGCATCCTTACGCGCTCGTCTGAAACAAGCTGGGCATTGTCCAAATATGTTGCAAAAGATGGTCCCTATCTGGATGCGCATGACGGACAGACAGTTTTGACGCCATCAGCACGTAATGTGCTTTCTTCGGGAACAATCAACTCCAGCGGAAGTGGTGAGGGGAACCTGCTCGATCTCAATCCAAAAACGGACTGGTCTCAGGGCGGCGGTGCGGTTTCGACTGTAATGATCAACCTTGGTCCGGGAAATGCCGAGGTCAGTGACTCTTACAGTTTGCAGGCGGATGACGTCGCTCCCCATCAAGCGCCATCGGAATTCAAACTGCATGGCTCCAACAATAATTTTACCTGGGTTGCGCTGGACAGCCGATCTAATGAAACGGGGTGGGGACGGCATGAAATCCGACATTTTGACTTCGATAACACCATTGCTTTTCGCTACTATCGGCTGACGATTACTGCGGCAGAAGACGAAACCGACAAGCGGATTTCAGAATGGTTCATCAACAGGGCTGGTGACGATCAGACACCATTTAAAATTACCGCCTCATCAACTGACGGGATCAACAATGATGCGGGATTTCAATCCAGTGACGTTGGTCGGTCGTTGCAGGTCACTGGGTCGGACGGGTATACCCGCTGGTGCCAGATAACGAGTGTCACATCACCAACTGAAATCATGGTGCGCATGTATGGCAAATGCCTGCCTGATACGGTTTCCTTCAGCCGTTGGAAACTTTCCCAATGGTCGGACGAGTTGGGCTGGCCGCAACAGATTGCGTTTTTCGAGGATCGGTTGACATTTGGCGCGACCGCGTCATTTCCGCGGACGCTGTGGTCAAGCCAGACAGGCGATTATGACAATATGGGGATCAGCTCCCCGGCTGAGGACACCGATGCCCTGAATATGACCATGAATGGTGGCCAGTTGAACCAGATCCAATGGGTGGCAGAGGGGTTTGATCTGTTGGTTGGCACATCTGGTGCGACGCGATCAATTCGTGCCAATGACGGCAACAGTGCCATTACCAATGAAAACAAACGACAACGGCGGGAAAGCCAGGAAAAATGCGCCGCAATTAAGCCCATCTTCATTGGTGAAACTGCGTTCTTCGTCGAGGCCTCGCGAAAATCCATTCATGAGTTTTTCTATGATTTCAACAATAATGGGTACCGAACGCCGGAATTGTCTATTCTTTCCAGACACCTGCTCAATGCCAAGATTACCGATTTGAGTTGGCAGGCGTCGCCGGAGGGATTGCTGTATGCTGTGACTGAAGACGGCAGATTGGCGGTGACGGTGCTGGAAAAAGCACAACAGGTGGCTGGCATGACCCCGTTTGAAATTGCCGGCAGCTCGGCTGATGCACATGGTGTGGTGGAGTCTGTTCAGACAATTTCCGGTGATACTGCTGACCAGACATGGCTGGTGGTGCGCCGGACCATCAATGGCAATTCTGTTCGCTACATTGAGTATTTCAGCAATTGGGAAGACGGCGATGCGGTTGAGGACGGGGTTTTTGCTGATAGTGCTCTGCGTTATTCAGGTGAGCCGGTTCATTCGATCAGCGGTGCGGACCACCTTGAAGGCGCGTTGGTTGGTGTTCTGGCCGATGGGATAGATCTGGGCGACATTTCTGTCAGCGGCGGGATTGTTGCATTGCCCAACGATTTGTTGGCTTCGGAAATTACAATCGGGCTGCGGTATAAATCCTCCGGCGAGACGCTTCGTCTTCCACAAGCTGGCAACCGGGATGGAACGGCGCTGGGGCGTCGAAAGATCATCAATTCCGTTGCCGTGGATGTCCAGGAAACCGCCGGTTTGAGAGTTGGAACCGCTGCGCGACTGGAAGATGTCACATCGCGGGCCATGACGGATAATCTGGACAGCCCGCAACCGCTTGTGAGTGGGGTTCGTTCTGTCCCAAGTCAGGATAAATGGCGAAACGGTGGCGCATGTCGTTTCGAAACAGATGCAATGTATCCGGCGACCGTCCGAGCGGTTTTGCTGGGTGTGGAAGGAGAACCATAATGTGTGGTCCATTGGAAATACTTGGTGCTGCGGCAAGCCTTGCTGGTGGTGCCATGAAGGGCATTTCCGGATATCAGCAGCAACAGGCGATGGCAGCGCAGTCGCGAGCCAATGCGGATCTGCTGAAACGTCAGGCTTTGCTGGAGCGCGACAAGACCTCTTATGAAGGACTTCAACATCAGAAAAACGCACGAGCTATGCTTGAATTTGGGTGATGCGCGTCATCAGGCGACGCGGTTTATGGTGTCATCGGTCACTTCGACACCGTCGTTGAACTTGATTCCTTCGATGACTTTTGGCAACTGGTTTCTGCCTTTG